CGCAAGTTCGACAAAAAGAAGCAACACGGGCGCATTGACGGCATGGTCGCATTGGCCATGGCGGTGGCAGTGATGCCCAACGAAGGCACCGGCCCCTCGGTCTACGAGGAGCGGGGCGTTTTTTCATTCTGAAAGGTAAAAGATGGCAGCTTATACAAAATACACGGCAGCGATCGAGCCCATGCTCGAAGCTATGAACCTGGGCTCTGATGTCTGGAAAGTCGCTTTGGCCGCTACTATTAACGTAGCAGACACGACTTTTGTCGCGGGCACGACCGATCTGGCCACGGCCAACGGCTACACCGCAGGGGGTAATACTTGCACCACCACCTCGGCTACGCAGTCGGGGGGTATTTATAAGTTGGTGCTGGCAAGCCCTGCTGTGTGGACGGCTACTGGTGCGGGTTTCACGTTCCGTTATGCAATTCTGTACAACTCAACCACCAACCAGCCGGTTGGTGCTTGGGATTACGGCAGCTCTCAGGTGGTGGCGGCGGCAGAGACGGTCACGGTGACGTTGGACGGCACGAACGGCGTTTTCCAGGTGTCGTAAGTCATGGCAGCCCCAACCTTTGTTGGGGCCTCGGCGTTTACGAATGCCACGACTGGGATCACCGTCGCGGCAGTCGCCGGTACGGCTCTCGATGACCTGATTCTGCTCTTCGTTGAGTCGGCCAACCAGGCGGTCACTCTCCCTACGGGCTACACCGAAGTCACTAACAGCCCTCAAGGCACGGGCACTGCGGCTGCGATCGGCTCAACTCGGATCACAGCGTTTTACCGCTGGGCCACTGGAGCCGACACCACCACCTCGGTGGCTGACTCGGGGGATCATACCGCCGGGTACAAAATTGCGTTTCGGGGTGTTCACAGGACTAACCCCTTTAACGCAACGGCGGGGTCGGTACAAGCCACCGCCGCGACCGCTTGGACATCCCCTGCCGTCACGACCACAGAGGTTAATTGCCGAGTAGTGCTCGGCATTGCGAACGACCGTGACGCTATTACCGCATCAGGTAACCTAAGCGGATTCACAAATAGCAACATCACATTCACCCTACGGGTGGATCAAACCACGTCGAACGGCACAGGCGGCGGTTTGGGGGTTGCAGACGGAACGCTGGCCGCTGCGGGTTCAACTGGTACAACGGCGATCACGAGCGCCACCAGCAACACCGCTGCGTTCATCACGATTGCGCTGGCCCCAATCAAAGACTATGCGGTCGCAGGGGCGTTTGGAAGTTATTCCACTACCGGCCAGACAGCGACGTTGACAAAATCGTCGACAGCTGGTCACCCTTTGACTGCCGCGTTTGGTAGTTATGCCAACACAGGCCAGGCGGCGACGATCTCCAAGACCAAGGTCTTGAGCGCTGCGGCAGGAAGTTATACCTACACCGGCCAGGCGGCAACGCCGTTCAAGGGTCGAACGCTTGTCGCCGCAGCGGGCAGTTACACGCTGACGGGTCAGGCGGCGACGATACGGCGAGCAAAGGCGGTTTCGGCAGCCTTTGGCAGTTACTCGAACACGGGCCAAGCGGCGACGCTCTCGAAGTCCAAGGTTTTGAGTGCGGCGGCTGGCAGTTATGCCCTGACGGGTCAAGCGGCTACGCTCAAACGCAACCGCGTGGTGACCGCAGCAGCGGGCAGTTACGCCGTGAGCGGCCAGGCGGCCACGCTTTTGGTCACTCACCTGACCAACAACTACCCGCTGACAGCGGTCTTCGGTAGTTACTCCAACACCGGCCAGGCGGCGACTGTCAGTCGCAGCAAGGTCTTGAGCGCTGCGGCAGGGTCTTACAGCGTAACTGGCAGGACAGCCACCCTGGCCAAGGGGCGCTCACTGAGCGCTGCGGCGGGAACTTACGCCCTAACAGGTCAGGCTGCCAGTCCGCTGCGCTCAAAAGCGCTCGCGGCGGCCTTTGGCAGCTATTCATACACCGGCCAGGCGGCGACTGTCAGTCGCAGCAAGGTCTTGAGCGCTGCGGCAGGCAGTTACACACTGACTGGCCAACCGGCCACGTTCAAACGGACAAAAGCGCTCGCAGCAGCCTTTGGTTCGTACTCGGTCAATGGCCAGAGCGCGGTGCTCAGTCGCTCGCGCAAGCTAAGCGCAGCCGCTGGGACATACACGGGCACGGGCCAGGCCGCGACGCTGGTCAGAGGGCGCACCCTGGTCGCCCAGGCGGGCGCTTACAGCATCAGCGGGGTGACCGCTACGTTCCTGCGCGGTCGAAATCTGCCGGGTGCGGCAGGTGTGTATTCAACCTCGGGGGTCGCGGCGACGCTTGCCAAAGGACGCACGTTCTTGGGCACCTTCGGGACGTATTCGGTCCAAGGCTACACCAGCACGGTGCTCGTGGCGTTGTCTTTCATTGATTTGAACCCGCGTGTGACGCACCAGGTAAACCGCTCCCAGCACGTTCACGAATATCGACCGCGCTACTTTCATCAACCCCCGCGTGCGCGGGTTATCAACAAAGCAGTTCCTCCATGAGTATCACGCTGGAAAAGTTTGCAGGCGAATCGATCTTGTTCGATTTGGACTGCACCGACAACTTGGCCGTGGGTGAAACCATTATTGGAACACCAGTGATGTCGTTTTATCCGACCCTCACAGGGGGTGATGCGTTGACCTTCGGCACGCCGGTCATCAACACCAGCGCGATCAATTACGCCGATGGCAAGGTGGGCAAAGTGGGCGGAGTGATCCAGGTCCGTATCAGCGGCGGTAGCCCTACCAATACCACCACAGCCCGGCTGTATAGCGTGCTGGCTACTTTCACAACCTCAGCGGCCAACAACCTGGTGGCCCGCATGAAGTTGTCGATCCTCAGCAATTTATAAGGCACGACATGGCAAGTTTTTGGCAAAACCTCACGGGCTTGGTGCGTAAAAGCGCCGGTTCGCCCGACTGGGGCACGCTTGAGCGCTATCTGGCCTGGGCGTTTGGGGGCGGGGCGTCTGCCAGTGGCATCGTCGTCAACCCTCAGACCGCGTTGCAAAGCGCGGCGGTGTACTCCAGCGTCAAAGTGCTGGCCGAATCCATTGGCATGCTGCCGATGAACCTGTACCGAAAAGAGGCGGATGGCTCGAGAACCTGCCTCTCAGACCATCCGCTCCATGTGTTGTGCCATGACCAGCCCAACGAGTGGATGACCAGTGTTGAATTTTGGGAAATGATGGTCGTCGCGCTGAACCTGCGCGGCAACGCCTACGCCTACATCAACCGCAACCGCTCGGGTCAGGTGGTGGAGCTGCTGCCCCTGCACCCCGACATGGTGCGGGTCATCATGGGGGCGAATTTCACCCTCGAATACGAGATCACGATGCCCGATGGGGCGTTCAAACGCTTTGGCGTGGGCGAAATCTTCCACATCCGAGGCTTGACCTTGAACGGTTGGCTCGGGATTAGTCCGATCGCCTACGCCCGCGAGAGCATTGGACTGGCCCTGGCGACTGAAAAGTTCGGCGGACAGCTCTTCCGAAACGGGGCCAAGATGGGTGGCGTGCTCGAGCATCCTGGCAAACTGTCCAAAGACAGCTACGAGCGCATCAAAGCCAGCTTTGACGAGGCCCACTCAGGCGAAAACGCCCACAAAACGGCGCTGCTCGAGGAGGGAATGAAGTTCTCGCGCATCTCGCTCAGCGCCAACGACTCCCAGTTTCTGGATACCCGCAAATACCAGCGCAGCGAGATCGCAGCCATCTTCCGCGTGCCGCCCCACATGATTGGTGACCTGGAGAAGGCCACCTTCAGCAATATCGAGCAGCAATCGCTCGAATTTGTGAACTATTCGCTCATGCCGTGGCTGGTGCGGATTGAAAAAGCCATCAAACGCGACCTCATGACCCCCAAAGAGCGACGCGATCTGACCATGAAATTCAATGTCTCGGGCCTCTTGCGAGGTGACGCCAACGCCCGCAGCGCCCTGTATCACAACGGCATTCTGGACGGCTGGCTGACCCGCAACGAAGCGCGGGCCGCTGAGAGCGAGCTGGGCATCGTTTTGAACCCTATCGAGGGCCTGGACGTACCTCTCATGCCGCTCAACATGACCGATGGGACGGACGACCCTGACGAAGCGCAGGATTTAACCGAGCCTGCCGATCAAGAGCCCGCCACCGACGCTGAGGACATGACCAATGATTGAAGAGCTCGCCTCTCGGGTCTTTGCTGCACGGGATGCAGCCCATCGCGCCCACTGGCGCACCGGCAGCTTTGCCCAGCACATGGCCTTGGGTGAGTTTTACGAAGGTGTGATCGAGGGCATCGACGAAATCATCGAGGTCTACCAGGGCGTCAATGGGCTGATCGATCAATTCACGGTTGAGCTGGCCCCAGTGACCAACATCAGCGCCTGGCTGCAATCGGAAGCTGACTGGATCGCCGAGAACCGCGACGAAATCGCTGCTGGTAACGACGCCGTGCGCAACCTGATCGACGCTTTGGGTGCGATTTACCGCCGCGCCATCTACAAACTGAACCAACTCTCGTGAGGACGGGCATGCACCACATCGACAAACCCTTTGAGATCAAAGATGTCTCGAAAACTGGCACGTTTGCTGGCTACGGCAGCGTCTACGGCAACATCGACCAAGGGGACGACATCGTGGCCCCGGGAGCCTTCGCCGATTCGCTCAAGTCCTACGCCCAAAAGGGCCGTCTGCCAGCTTTGTTGTGGCAGCACAAGCAGTCCGAGCCCATCGGCGTTTTCACCGCCATGCGAGAAGACGAGCACGGTCTCTACGTCGAAGGCAAGCTGGCGCTGAAAACCCAGCGCGGGGCTGAAGCCTACGAGCTCATGCAGATGAAAGCGGTCAGCGGCATGTCCATCGGTTTCAAGACCGAGGAGGACCAGTTCGACAACAAAACAGGCATTCGCACCATCCAAAAGGGCGACCTTTGGGAGGTTTCCCTGGTCACGTTCCCCATGAACGATGCGGCGCGAATCATGAACGTCAAAAACATCGATGAAATCACCGACTTCAAACGAGCCGAGCGGCTCCTGCGCGATGCAGGTGGCTTCTCGCGCTCTGAAGCCGTGGCCCTGGTGTCACGGATCAAGAGTCTGGCCCTGAGTGAGTCAGTGGCGGCAGACGACAGCACGCAACTATTGCTGGCGCTCAAACGCCGACAGGAGCTGCTGAGCCTTTAAGTCCCCGCGACTACTCCCCCCCAACCTACCCGCCTTGCGCGGGTTTTTTCTTTTTAGATTGGAGCACTCTTATGAGTCAAGAAATCCTGAACGCTATTGAGACTTCAAACCGCGCGTTTGAAGAGTTCAAAAAAGTCAACGATGCCCGCATCGAAGAGCTGAAAAAGGGCGGTGCAACCGCTGACATGCAAGCCAAGATGGCGGCCATCCAGGCCGACATGGCTGAGCAAAAACGTGTCATCGAGGACATGGAAGCCAAAGCCAAGCGCCCGCACTTCGGT